ATTTCCCAGCTAGATCTAACAGTTAAAGGTCTTGTTCCTTTATATTTTTCTGGGAATTTTAAATATTTAAAATAATCTGCTATTTGTAAAAATTTTTGTTCTTTCATTCGAAATCGAAATAAACGTACCCTATATCCATATTAAAAGAAATTAAATTATCATCGCTAGTTGTACTCTGCAATTGAATATTTCCTACCGATTTGAAAAAACAATCATAAAAAGTAATTTTATGTTGAACATTATTTTTATTTGTTGTTAATAATAAAATTCCATCAAATATGGGATATACATTATCATAATGAGCATTATTTGGGTTTGATGCTGTTAATAAGTAATTATGAATTTGTTTATATACTTCTAATTTTTCATCACAATTAACGGTAACACTTAAATCATTAAAAGTTAAAAAATCCCCTGGTCTTTTATCCATAATTCCAGGCCTAGGTAATTCAATTTGACTTAAACCAAAACCAGGTATATTTGTAATTGTAATCATAACTTCAATAGCAGGTAAATCCTGTTTGAACATGATTCTAAAATTACTTTCTTTAAATAATGATATAGGAGAAAATGTACTCATTTTAATCCTTTTCTATAAAATATACGTTTCTTTTATTTATAAAACTTTTAAAGATAAAAAAAGGGAGATATAAAAATCTCCCTTTTTAAATAATCTATTAATTTTAATTAGGCTTCTGAAATACCAGAAGCATCATCACGATAGAAATAATCATATCTAAATACAACTTCAAATTCTTCTGTTCCATTTTCAGTTGCCATATCTAATGTAATAGCACTGATTGATTTAGGGTAAGCACCTTCTAAAACATATTTAGCAATTTCTTCACCTGTACGACCTAATTGCATAAGATTTACTTTTGCTTTATAACCGTCGCTTGATTCTAAACCACCATTAGCACCTGAATGAGCTGTTCTTTCGTTAGAATTCATTTTAGCAATTTTTTCTAACCAAGATTCAAATACATTTCTAACATTAAAACCATAATCTACACGGAATTTAAGAGTGATATCAGAAAAAGTAGGATCTCCAGCTAATTTAACTTGCATTCCTTGCCAGTTAATAGTAATATCACCAATTTCTCTTCCTGGTAGAGAAGTTGACATAACAAGATATTGCATATTATCAGTAAATCCTAAATCACCAATAGCTGCACCATCAATTGTAGCTAAGAAACGGTTAGGACGAGCTAAATCTGCAACCGCACCTTTAAATTCGGAAATTGTAATACCTGCCATCGTTTGTTACTCCTTTTTTATAATAAATTTATTTAAATGTCTTTTTTATATCTTTATTTATATATAAATTATTTCTATAATTTCTTGTGTTTGTTCTAAAGTTATCATTTTAGTTCCAGGTTTAACATTATGTCTATCTGGTGGTAAAAAAGTAATAAACTTTAATTTATTTTTAAATGCATCCCAAGCAGCAATCATACCTTGTTTTAAATTCTCATCGTAAAATAAAAAAACTCCTTTTTCAGGTAATTCTTTTAATTTACCACGAATTTTTTTAATCATATTAATAAAAGTATCAACATTTAAACTTTCATAAATATGTTGTAAAACTTTTAATAACTGTTTTGGATCTTTAATATTAGACCTTAAAGGTATACGCTCTAAAAAATGATCACCAAAATCAAATTCAACATCATCTACATAAATTGATGTTTCTGTAATATATTGTTTAAAACTTTTCATAATTAATCCATTTGCTTTCTAGCTGCCTCAAAGGCTTCTATTTCATAATCAATATTATAATAACCTTTTGTAATTGCTTGCCAAATATATCGACTTATGAATTTAATCCAACCATCACGAGCATATTGTTCTTTATGTTTATTTTCATGTGCTCTCCATGAATTATCAATATCATTTTTATTGCAGCTATAATATGTTGTCTGACCTAAAGTTATAGCATAATATTTGTAGAATTGAAATAAACTAAGAAATTTTGCTAACCAATGATTATATTTATCTTTTTGTTTTATTGAAAAATATTCTACAGCCATAATTTTTTCTTCATCTGATTTTAATTGAGTAATTAATTCGGCTAGAAATTCTTCTTTGCTTTTATCACTCATTTATTTCTCTCTTTATTGGTTTTATTATAAACATAATAGGAAAATTTGTATTTAATCCTAATGTTCTAACTCTTCGATAAACACCTTCATGTCCATAACGCATATCACCTTTAACTGTACCTGATTGGTCACCGCCTGCACCTGCTTTTGTATTAGCTTCGATAGTATAGATATTTGATTTGATATTTTTTACACCTATACCAGCATGACCCATATAATTAAAACCTGTAAATATAGATGATCCATGTTTCCAAGAAATAACATCACCTGGCTCTATGGTGTCTATAGACCATTGTATTTTTTTAGTCGAAATCATTTTAAAATCAAATGGTCTTTTGTTACAATAATTAGCAAAGGATGCTACACTAGCCACTAAAGGCCAAGGAGATTTTTTATTATGATTTTGAAAGGTTTCTTTATAAATAGAAGCTACAAAAGCTTGACAATATGAATATCCTTTTCCTAAACCACAATTTTTTAACCATTTGTTAATTTCAGGCGCATCATTGTTATTTGTGGTTTCTCTGACATAAAGATATTTTTCTGCATTTATTACAGCTTCTTGTCCCGAATTAAATGCATGACAAGTATTACAAACATTCGCAGATGCTATACTTGTTAATAAAAAAAATATAACAAGAACTTTTTTAAACATTTTTAGAATGCTTTAGATATAATAATAGCAATTGCTATAAAAAGTAAACCTTGATAAATACTAGCAGCTATATTATTTTCATCTAAAATTTCTTTTTGTATATTTTTCTTTGTACCTAATTGAAAAAATTGAAGACCAAATGCTGCACATAAAAAGAAACTTAAATTAAATAAAGTTGAACCAAACATTCCTAATACTGATCCTGTTTCAACAGATCCAGCTTTAATTAAAAAATCAACAACACCAGCAGCTGCCACTAATAAAAGTCCATTGAAAGTGGTATGATCTAATTTCATTTATTTATTCTCCTTGGTTGCATTATGTGGAAATTTGCTTCTTTTAGTTCCATTACTTATTCCACTTGTTGGTTTATTTTTATTATCGTTGCCTTTTTCTTTTTCTGTATTTTCAGGTTTGACTTCATCATCATCTTTATTTTTTAATTCTTCTTTCTCTTGATCATCATTTTCTTGATCTGTAACTAATTCCCAACCATCGTCAGTATATTGATCATAAACAATTTTACCATAAATTGTATTGATATTAAGAGGTTCGAAATAAAGAATTGGGTTGCTAGATTCAATTCTTTCTTTAATAGATTCATTATCACCTGTATATTTGCTAAAATCAATAGCATTTTTTGCTTCTACTAAAAAAATAACACCTGTTTTATCCTCTGTATTTTTTACATAGATTTTGCTAGCAAATGCATCTTCTGGTGTTTTATAGAAGAATTTATATACATTAGGATCATTTAAAAATTTATTAGAAACAAATCTAGCTATATTTTTGAAAGTTTTTTGGTTTATAATATCTTGAGTGGGAGCCCATATTACACGATAACTATCTCCGTTATATAGGTAATCTGGCTCATCTAAAAAAACTTTGGATTTATTTTTATCAATTTGCCCACCAGAAAAACTTTCTTCAACAAAAGCATTAAAAGTATCTTCTAATACATTTTCTTTTAAATATTTCTTAAATGATTTAATCATTTGTTTTTAACCTCTAGATTAATTAATTGAAATCCATTATCATCTTTAGTCCATTTAATATTCAATTCAACATTCTCAAATTCAACATTATCTGAGGCGATTTTCATATTGTTTTCGTTTTGATCTTTTAATCCTGAACGATTTATAACATAATAATCTTTAACAACATCTAATCCTTCTTCATTGAATATAGGATCTACATCTTTAGATAAATTATCAACAAATTTATTAAAATCTTCATTTCTAAATTTATCTGATTTTTGAAGAACAATTGCTAATTTACGATTTAATTCCGCAACTACTTCTTTTTGTAATTGACGTTCAATATCTTCTTTAAGAGCAAATCTACCATTAAATCTTTTATTTAATTTAGCAATAGCTGATTTACGGGTAGCACCTAATTCCATAAGTTTAGAAACTAGATCTTCATCATCATATGAATTTAAATTAGGATTCTTTGAAAAGAATTCTTGAACTTTAGAATCTACTGTTTTTTGTTTTTCAAAATATAATTTAAAAGATTTCATGATTTAACTTTCTTTTTCTTTTTAAATAGATCTTTAGGATCAAAAGCATTTTTACGACTAATATTAGGTTCGATTACTTCAACACCTTCTGGTGTATCGGTAAATTCAGGATTATTTGAACTTTTTATAAAAGTATCATTAGTATCAAATGATTTTCTTTTAATAAATTTTTTAAAAGATTCTAAAACCATTTGCTATATTTGTCCTCAATAACTTCTTTAACAACTTTTTCTTCTTTTTGAAATTTACCTTTAATTTCTGATTCATAAATTGAAAGCATTTCATCTTCATTTACAGTAATTTTAAGAACCCAATAACCTAAATGTTTTTCTAATTCTTCTGGTAATTTTTCAGTTGAAGATGGACTATAAACCCAAGCATTTTTAGGTTCAGTTCTCATCGTGACAAAATCAGATTCTTTGAATTTATATTTTCCAGGTTGAACTTTTAAAAACTTTTCAAATTTTTCGATAGCTTCTGCTCTGCTAGAAGCTTCACCTATTTTTTTAGAAGCTTTAAGTTCCATAGATTCAATTAATCTACTTACGATATTTTCGATTGACATAATCACTCCATTTATATTTGCGTTGAAATTTTTTCTTTTTAGTTTTAACAGAAATATCAGGTTGCTTATAACTCAAAGGAACATCATATGTCTGTGGACTTAAATTATCCACCTCATCGAAAGTTCCTAATTCATGCTCTAATATCTGTAATATTTTATCAATATTATTCATATTTGTATTTATAAATTTATTTTAAAACAAAAACTTTATTACCACAATCCCAAATTCGTTTAAAACCGTTATTGAACATATTTTCTGCTTCTGTTAATTCAGGATTGAATTCTTTTAGAAAATCTTTCAGTTTATGTTTTTGATATTGTATTCTAGAATGTAATTCTTGACCTTTGGTATAAAAGTAATTAGGTTGAGAATCTTTTAATTCTTTAAAACCATTAGATCTGTAAATATTACCTCTACTATACCTTTTATCAGCATAGGTAATAATAGAACCAGAATAATTTTCTCTAAAATATTTCAATAATTTAGAAAAAGATCCAATAATATTTACATTTATTTTATTAGCAAATCTAACTATTTCCCAATCATAATTTTTATTAAATCTAGGTTTGGCTAAAGTTAAAACAGAAACCAATTCATCATTATAAAATAATCCCAATCTAACAGAAGCATTGCAAGATCCTTGAAGGTGATTATTATCTAAAAATTCTTTTGATTCCCTAGATGTTAATTCTTTTATTTTACATTTTCTAGCACCGATAGTTTGATTTATACCTAAATTAGATTTAATAATTGATTTCCATATTTCTTGTTTAATTGGATTTAACCACTCATTTTCAAAAATATGAAATAAATTAATATTTTTTTCTTCAGCTAAAATAGTTTTATTTAAATGACATTTTTTATTTTCTATATCATCTTTCCCAAAAGAATGCCAAAATAATCCATCATATTCTATAGCAATATTTTTTTCAGGGATAAATAAATCTAATTCAAATGGTGTAATAAATTTTCTACTATTTCTTATAGTTTTAAAACCTAATTCTTCTATAAATTCCTTTATTTCTATTTCAGGTAAAGATTTTTGCCCGCATTTTATACATCTTCTAATAAATAATTGTTTTTCAACATATATATCATAAATATAATTACAATCTTTACATTTTACCTTATATTTATTATCTTTAATAAGATAATTTATATCAGATATTACTTCAAGATGAAACATTTCTAGTTTTTTTATATTTTCTTCAAAAAATATTTTCTTTCTTGTTATGCTAATATTTATAGATTTTTCTTCATTTTTATGTTTTCTAGCACATATAAAACAACAAGTATCACAATATCCTCTATTAAAATCTAAAAAATTTTTAATTATATTATTACAGATTGGACATCTTTTATATTCATACATATTATGAATTATATGATATATTCTTTCATTAAATTTACAACCTATATCTAAATATTTGGTTCTTTCTATAATTTGATTTATGAAAATATTACCTTTTCTTTTAGTAATTGATTGTTTGAAACTTTTAGGATGTATAGTTTTTATTTCTTCAATTAGTTCATTTTGTAAATTCATCTTATATCCTTTATCTGAAATCATTAACTTATTATTATATATAAAAGATAAAAAAAGACCTAGTTTAAACTAGGTCTTTTTCTTTAAACATTTGAATTAATAATTAACCACCATATTTACCAACAACTTCATTAAAGCTAACACCTGTTGGAACAACAACCATATTAAGGTTAATAAATTCTGCAACTTTTGTAGGTTGTAAGTAAATATCAATTACTAAACCATTACTATCAATAACTTCTGCAGTATTATTTGAATCATCAATAACCAATTTATAGCCATATAGACCACGTTTAGATTTAACATTGCGTAGGAATGGATCTATAATTCCAAACAATCTTGTACGAGTAAATGTATCATTAAATTCAAATAGACCAAGTCTAGCAGAAGTAGCAATTGACTTCTCTAGATAAATTAGTAAACGACGAACGTTTACACGATCCATAGCACTTGGTAAAGCAGTAGCAGTTTTCTGTCCATAAACAACAGCGTTACCTTCGCCTGCAATTGCCATAATTGGGTTAACACCATTTACATATAGATCATCTCTATTTTGCTTATTAGGATTAAATGCTAACTTAATGCAATTTTTAATAACACCACGAGCGGCACCTGCTGGAGCCCACCAAGTATCATTAGTTTGATCAGTTTGAGCAAATAGACCAGCAACATCACCTGCTACGTTTACCCAACGATTAACATCATTATACTTATCATATTGGTATTTCATATTACCATAAATTGCGGAATATGTACCAAAAGTAGTAAAGATCTTATCATCTGCATAAGTTTGAGTACCGAAGTTATCTAATAGATATTCAGTACAAGCATTTGCACCGTTAGTTGCTAGGAATTGATAATTGAATGGAACAACAACAGCAACACAATCTTTACGAGTTTCTGCGATAGTTGCCATACCATTTGGATCTAATTCGTTAGAAATTAGAATATTAATATCAAATGTTTCAGGATCTGAGAATAGATCTTGAGCATTTTGAACATCGCCTTGTGTATATGCAGTACCATCGTAGCCATAACCACCAACAACTGCCATTTGTGGATAGATATTAGAACCAGCAACATCATTCACAAATTTTGGTAATTGAATTTTTGTTGTATTAGGACGCTCTTGAGTAATATCACCAACTTTAACATATACAGGGCTTGTACCATCATCAAATAAAACTTTCTCAGCAAAAATGTTGCTTCCAAAACGATTTTTAGCGCCTTGATTATAGCTAAGAATATAAGTTTTATTTAATTTATAAAGATTAGTAATTTTATCTTTTACTAATAGAACTAAACCAAATTCACCATTAGACCAGTTAGGTGGGAATTGGAATAATTTACCAAAAGAAGCTAAACTTTGAACAAAAATATTCTTTGTTCCACCTGTTGGTAAATTAACAGAAGTTTTGGTTTTTACAATGATAGAATCATCATAAATTTGATCAAAATAGTTAATACCAAGTAATGGTTTTGGTGCTGAAACGCTTGTCTGTCCTTGAATATCAAATAAAGTAGCACTTGAAACAGCGCTAGCAGGAATTGCAGTAGCAATACCGGATGCCAATGTAATTTGATTATTTAAGGAATCAACTGAAACAATATTATATGTTCCTGCAACACCTGTAATTGTAATTTGAACCCCTGATTCTAATACAAATCCACTTTCTAATTTAAGGATTGTTGAACCAAGAGTGGCAGCTGCTGCAACTTTACCTTTATAAAACATAGTTGAAGAACTAATTGTTTCACCTGATGTAATTGCAGGTGCTGCTGAGGATTCAACTGAACCTAAAGTATGAGTTAAATAAACTCGATAAGAATTGGCATCATAATTTGCAATACCACTAATATAATATGGTTGAATTAAGCCTGTTCCTAATAGGAATAAGCTACCGACTTTTGCGTTGAAATTATTTTTAGAAACAATAACGCTATAAACAGAATCAGTTACTGCTTCTTCTGCAGCAGTTGCAACCATATAAAATGCTGCAACATCAATTGAACTAACAGTTCTATCAAAAGTTACATTACCTGAAGCATCAATTGAAGTTACTGTTGCTAAATTAGAACCATTTAATAAAACTTGTGATCCTTTAACAAGAGTATTTTCACTGGTAGAAACAGTATTTGATCCATCAGTACCGCTTACAATAGCATAATACTCTAAACCAATTTGATCATTATAAACAGAAGGTTTAGAACAAACAGCAATTGCATCTCTCTGATCAGATGTAACATCCTTTTTAAAGAAAGTTAATGGAGCCCCTGCATCTGACATATTTTCTAATGTTGTTTCTGCTACTCGTGCATTATAAAGATTGCCTTCAAAAGTAGTATCAAAGCTCTCACCTGTTAATGCTATTCCTGCGTTGGTTACATCTGAACTCATTGGACGAGCAATATATAAAGAGCTCGCATATTGTAAAAAGTTCCATGCTTGAAACCAGTCCTGATAGTTTGTTGAATCTGGATATCCGAAAACGGAAACTAAATCATTTTCGTTTGTGATAGCAGTAACATCTAAACAAGGGCCCTGATTCGCACGGAGTACCATACCAGTTCTAGTGGATGGTAAATTTGGAACATAACCAGTTAGATTATATTCACGTGTTGTTACTCCGGGTGAAAGTGTAAATGCCATGTTTTATTCCTTTCAAAAATAGTTAATTTATACTTCTAAATGTATTTATAAAAAAAAATATTTTTCATTACATTATAAATAAAGAAAAAAGAGTTATATTTGTAACCAGTTAAGTTCTTAATTTACCTTCTTATAAGGATTGTATTATGTTATTGAAAGAAAAAATATCAAAAATTTTTAATAATCAAACAGATTTTATTGATGGTAAAATAGTTTCTGAAAAATATTTTAAAAATAATTATCCTGAATTATATGAAGAATTTCTATTATATGAATTCAAAGATGAATTATCTTTCAGAGAGAAAATATTTTGTATTCTAAATGATTTAAAAGAACGACCAATTTGTCAAATATGTAAAAAGAATAAAGTTAAATGGATTGGTAAATTAAAAACTTATGGTATAGGTTGTTGTATAAAATGTATAAGCAATCATCCCACCACTATAGAAAAAAGAAAAAATACTAATTTAGATAAATATGGGCATACTAATTTTTTAGCATCTGAAAATGGTAAAGAAAAAATTAAAAATATCAATATGGAAAAATATGGTTTTGAAGTTGCTTGTAAGAATAAAGATATTTCAAAGAAAATAAGCGAAACAAAAATAAATAAAAGTTTTGAAGAAAAAGAAGATATAAAAAGCAAAGTGATTAAAACAAATCAGGAAAGATATGGGGTAGATTTTTATTTTAATAATGAATTAGGAAAGAAAACAAAAATAAAAAAGTATAAAGATCCAAATTTTAATAATAGAAAAAAATCAAAAGAAACTTGTATAGAAAGATATGGTGGTTCATCACCATCATGTTCAAAAAATGTAATAGAAAAAAGTAAATTAAAAAAATTACAACAATCTTTTGAATTTATGATTGAAAATTTTAAAGATATTAAACCTATTTTCACTACTGAAAAATATATTTCTTTTGAAGAAAGAAATTTTTTATGTTTAAAATGTAATTCCGAATTTTATATTGAAAAATGGATGGATCAAAATTCTCAAATAAGATGCCCTAAATGTTATCCTTATAATAAAACGAAAGCTGAAAAAGATTTAGAATCTTTTATTGTTTCAAATAATATTGAAATAAAAACAAATGATAGAAGTATCATTAAACCAAAAGAATTAGATCTTTTTATACCAAATCATAATTTAGCAATTGAATATAATGGGCTTTATTGGCATTCTTATGGAAAAGATGATATAGAGAATAAAAATTATCATTTAGAAAAAACAAATTTAACACAAGAACAAGGTATAAAACTATTACATATTTTTGAAAATGAATGGGAAGATTTATTAAAAAGAGATATTTGGAAATCTATAATTAAATCAAATTTAGGTCTTAATAAAACTATTGGTGCTAGAAAATGTGAAATTAGAGAAGTAGATTCTAAAGAATCTACTAAATTTTTAAATTTAAATCATCTTCAAGGATCTTGCAATGCTTCTATTAAATTAGGTCTTTTTTATGAAAACGAGTTAATTTCAATTATTACAATGTCAAAATCAAGATTCAATAAAAATTATGATTGGGAAATAGTTAGATTTGCTAATAAAATAAATTTAAATGTAATTGGTGGATTTTCTAAATTATTGAAATATTTCAGACAAAATTATTCTGGTTCTATTATTACCTATGCTGATAAAAGGTATTCAAATGGTGATTTATATAGAACTAATGGGTTTGAAGAACTAAAAGATTCAAAACCTAATTATTTTTATATAAAGCAAAAGAAATTGTATTCAAGAATACAATTTCAAAAGCATAAACTTAAAGATCAATTAGAATTATTTGATGATAATATATCAGAAGCAGAAAATATGTTTAATAATGGTTATAGAAGAATTTGGGATTGTGGTAATAAAGTTTTTGTTCTTACCACATATTAATATTATTTTCAATAGGAAGACCAAAAGGTGTTTCATGAGTTTCAAATTCATCATCTGGCATAAATCCAACTGAAAAAGGTTCTTCAACAACTTCATTAATTTCTTGATTTATTATTATATTAGATAATTGACTCGCACTTTCAAAACTATCAATATCTAATCCTTTTGCAATTAATACATATAAAGAAGCGATTAAACTCATAATTAAATCATCTTGATAACCAGATTCTGCCTTATAACTATCTTTAACACGAATAAAGGTTGATAATTGACTAATTGTATTAAAATCATTTAATATAATCTTATTATTTTCAATTAATAATTTTAAATTGCTACAACCTATTCGTTTAGATTTTTTTGTTGTTCTATATCCAGGTAAATTACCTTTTTCAAAATATGTATTTTCATATTCATAATCAAAATGAACAATATTAGCAACCTCTTGTCCTATTTCATTATTTTCGATAAACATATATGCTTTATTATAATAATTACCTAAATCACAAATAATCTTTGGCGCATGTAAATAACTTATTCCATTTTGTGCATAAAATGTTGCTACTTGTTTAAATGGAAATGATGTGATATCAACTACTTGCATACCAAGAGCATCACCAGCATTTTCTTCAGTCATTTTAGCTGAGTCAACACCAACTGCATAAGTATGATTTGGTTTAGGTTCTTCATATATTTTAAGAAATTTTTCTTGACGTTTGTCAATATTAAAATTAGTTTTTATAGGTTGTTTATATTTAAGATCTTTAACATATTCAGGTTCAATAAGAGTTGCAATAGATCCTTGAAAAGATAAACCAAATTCTTGTTCAAATCTAACTTGACCGATATTAGCTATTGTTTCTTCTTTAAAATTAGGGTTTGCTGCTTTTTTGGGATCTCTCCACCAATCAACTCTGATAAAATTAAATTTATTTCTACCTTCTTCTGCGTCAGTAACATCTTTATAAAAATGGTTCATACCATTAGGAGTTCCTACATAAATGACTTTTGAATCTTTACCTGAAGATATAGTAGGATATACTGAAGATATAAAATCTGACCAAATATTATTAGGTATATGACCACGTTCATCTACAATAACACAAGATAAACTTCTACCACGAATAGCAGTTGAACTTGTTGAACTTGCTATAACCATACAGCCATTTTCTAATTTAATGGAACCAGCATTCCAAGTATGTATACCTTGTTGTAAAAATTTTGGCACCATTTCATAAGCTAATTTAATTTTTCTTAAAAGATCTCTAGCTTGTTCTGCTTTATTTGCTAGGATGGCTATTGTTTTATCTTTTTGAAATAAAATAGTCCAGAGAACAAAGATCTCAAATGCTGAGCTTTTTCCTACTTGTCTTGCAGCCAAACAAAGAGTATAGCGATTGGATATAAAAGATTCAATCATTTCTATTTGATAATCCCTCATTTTAGGATGTATCATTCCTTTATCTATATCCAATAAATAATAATAATTTTCAGCAAAATAAATCCAATCTTTAGAACATTTAATATATTCTTCTATATGTTCTTTTGAATATGGCAATTTAACTCTAGGCTTTTTTAAATTGGGATTTCCATCATGGTGTATTTCTATACCATTTATATCAAAATTTATATCTTCTAATTTCATAATTTATTCCTTAATTTATCTTTCAAGATGTTTCCAACTACTACCTCTTATTATTCTTTCAATATTTTCTTTAGTAACATTAAATTGTTTACAATATTTTAAAGCAAAAGCTCTTTCATATGTTATAATTTTGCCATTTCTTCCAGGTTTGCCTACTTGTTCAAATTCTTCTTTCAAATTAAATAATTTTATAATTTCTTTAACTTCTTCTTCTGATAATTTATGAGTATAAATTTTTCCTAGTCTCTTTTGTCTAAGTTTTTCTTTAGTTTGTTCTGTATGATGTTTTCCTTTAAAAGGATTACCATCTCTTTCTAATCTTTGTTTTGCTTTAATGCTCATTTTCTTTTTTGATTCTTCAGAAAATTTATAACCTTTGGTTGTAAAATATCTATAATCTTGTAAACCTTTACCATCAGGAGTTTCATTTAAACCATTATTATATGTATCATATAAAGTTATAAAATATTCTTCTCTATCACATATATATTCAAAATCTGGATTTTCTTCTAATATTTCTATTTCATACTTATATCCTTTAAATCTAGAAGATTTTTTATGAGCATATATTCTAGATCTAAGTCCTGAATCATATGTCATACCTATATAACTTTGATTGTCTTCTCTTGTAATTTTATATACTAAATATATTTTCATATAAATTCCTTTTTATAATTATTTATATGAAATGAAAAATTGATAACCTAAAACAGTATAAGTTATTAAAAATAAAATAAAATTTCATTTATCGTTCCTTAGATGAAAAATCCTACTAGTTTTATTTAGTAGGATTTTAACTTTAAACATATATTTTTCCTTTTACATCACAAACTGCTCTAATATCTGCTTCAGTAAAACCTTTTCCATTTGGACCAGGATTATTAGAACAATCAAAATAACCACCAACAGTTTCTGGAGCACCTTCTAATGATGTTAGATTGTTATAATCACACCAGAAATTACCACCAACTTCTTTAGGAGCACCTGTTAA